CACCTGCATGTCCGTAGTTTTCACGGAGCTGATGATCGAACATTTCTTTACCCTCGGCGACGCCAATAATATTTGAGGGCTCAATCCTAAACTCAAGTAACCTTACTGATTCGCCATCTGCAACTGCTTTAGAAGCACTAAGTTTTTCATGGAAGCTGGCATTAGATGAGCAGAGCGTTAAATTCTGCCAAGACGTATTGTTAATACGCAACTCATTAGATGAACCCTTAACTCTATCTTTGCCGACACCGCCTGAAATACTGTATGCGTAGTCCGAAAACTCTTTACCTGATAGGTTAGTAATTTCGTCCACTGTGTTGGGCAAGTGATTCATTACGCCGAGCTTTACCATCTTCGCATTAAATGTATCTCTGTACGTAGATGTAAGTTTAACTGGGTCCCCATACACGCTATTGCACATGTAAAGGGCGGTTGATTTTCCTGATCCGGCTTGCTCATGTATCAAATTAATGATTGCGCCTTGCAGTCCTGTGTATTTAAATAGTGGAGACGCAAATGCAGTGAGCGCCGCAAACGCATTAGGCTCTAGTCCGGGTTTGGAATACATATTGAACGCTTGCTTCCACGCTTCAAACGTACCCTTAGTGTGAATCTTTTCTGCGGTACTTTCGGTTACTGATGATGGCGGGCTGTAGAAACTTCCGTCTTTAGTTATCTCTTTGTCGCCCATAATAAACTTACTATCGCCGTCTACCCATCCAAATTGTGTTCTCATAATTTCTGCTTTCTTTTGATATTGAAGGTTTTTAACAAATGTTATAACGTATGACGCTAAGAGTTCATAGTTCTTGTGATGTACAACAATTCCTCGTTGTGACAAACACCTTCTCAACTCATCCTTTGCGGATATTGCAGTAGCTGGAATAGTAAATTCTCTAATCCCGTCGTGCGGTAGATGTAGTTTAAATAATATTACCTCGCCCTGCTCCTTGTCGTGCATACGCTTAACTACATAAAAGTCATGCTCATAAACTAACTCTGGTTCTGATTCTTCTTCTGTACTCGGCTTCTTATAGATACCTCCCTTCTTCCCACGAAAATACGGGAACGGATACTCAGGTATTTTTATTTTTGTAACTTCTTCATTAACTTCTACTTCAACTTCATTGTCTTCTTCTGTGGCTTCCTCGATCTCGATACCAAGCACGATTGGTGACTTGATAACTCCTTTGTGTACACAACCGTCGCAACCTGTTGGGTTTAACTTTTCAAACTGTGCACAAGTATGGGGTGCTCCTGTTTTTATTATGTTATCTATCTTGCGGTCAACCTCGTGCGAGTCGTATGCTTCATACTTCTCAGACATCATGTGTGATGCTTTATCCTTATCCACGCAAAACGCAGTAATAGACAGAGCACTACGCCATAAGTCATAGCTTGCTTCGTTCTGGTTCTGATAGCAGTGCACCAACTGATTACACCCGTCGCCTTTGACCGAGCGCATCATAATGGTTTTAAACCGCTTAACTTTGTTACCCATCAAAGCCTCCATCATGGGGCTCATCTTCTTAGGTATAAAGTCAGGCATTTCTGCTTTAGGCTCGGGTGCACCTAACAACTGCTTAACGTAGTCGTAGGACATCGGCTTAGTTTTATCACTCAGCACTGCCACGGGTAGTGGGTTAGCCTTGTCTTTAAAATTAAACGTATCCGGTATACGTAATACCCGAGATGCCTCAAACACGGACGGGTCAACAATTAACCCATGCTCGTTGCACAAGTCACGAAGTCTGTGAGACAAAGGAGTCCACATACGACGATCAAGTGTTTCCTCTAACAACCAGTACGCATGAATGCCGTTACCGGAGTTAACGATTATTGGCTTTGGTAAGCCGACTGTTTTGCAAAACTTTGAGAGTTCTGTTAGACCGATTTGCTGAGACAGGTATCCAGCGATCTTTCCGTTTTCATCGGGTACACCCTTAGTCGGACCGCAATCAATATCCATCCATAACGATTTGAAATAATCGGCATTCTGATGTGTGCGGTTGTCGGCAGGACCAAACTTAGCACATCCAAAATACGCATCCACCCCATTCGCTACAAACTCCTCAGCTATCTTTTGTACTTCTTCTCTAGTATTTACAAACCTTTGATCGGGATACTTACCATAACCAAACACGCAGTACCGCCCTTCCGTAGGCAATACGGTATTTAGTAGATCAAACATGTTTTACTTTTTCATTTTGCGATGCCTGATGATGTGTATGTAATGCTCGATGTCAGTGTAATACCTAGCGTATGGAACAGTCGAACCATCAAACCAATTGTAGATAGTCATTCGGCTTACGCCAAGTTCATCCGCTACTTCAGTAACACTAATATCGTTGGCAATACATACACGCCCCAAGGCTACGCCGGGAGACTTAATATCCGCCTTTTTGTTTGCATCAATTAAGCTCTGGCTGTAACCAATAGTCATAATTACTCCTCGTCACTCCAAGCCTTCAGCACATCGTCTAAATCTGCTTTTGGCTTGGGTGCTACTTCAGTCTTCTTAACTGCGTCACGCTTCTTAGGCTCTTCAATCGCTTCTTCTTTAGCCTCAGGTTTAGCAACTGCTTTAGGTGCTTCAATCTTTGGTGTACGACCTGATGCGTCGGCTTGGTACGGAGTCATAATAACCATCTTCTGCACCATTGGATTAGAAGCAACCTTACTTGTAACTTCGTACTCGTTCTTGTTAATAAAGCGAGTCGGCGTAAACAAAACAGATTGGTTATCGTTGTCTTCATTAAAGCTAATCTGAGTAACTACATAGTCCAAGCTCTTGCCGTTGTTGGCTAAATACTTAGTATAGTTTTCAAATGTGTTAGCTCCGTTGACTGCATCACCAAATAAAGATTTGGATGCCAAGTTCATTTGATATACCTCACCCTCAAGCGGTGTACCGAAATCTTCTTCAAGAATCAGTGCAATCCTACGTGAGTATCGGCAAGCCTTTGAGGAACCTTGTCCTGAACCTTTAACGTTTTGTGGGCACATATCGCATCTGTCAGACTGAGGCTTTTGTGCATCTTTGTCAGGTGTACGACCATCGTTAGAGAAGCACTCAGGTGCAGTCGGCTCGGCATCGGGAGTCCATGCTTGTGCGTAAAAAATACGACCGACATGTGGGGATGCGTTTACAACAACTGCGTTGATGTTGCTTTTAACTTTGCCCATCTCTTTGCCACCAACTTCCTTACGGAAAATACCATTCTTGGGCACGATGCGTTTAACGCCTGTGTTACCTGCAAGTTGTTTAGTGAGATCACTAACACCTGCGTTGGCTAAGAAATCGGGGAGGTCTTGGTTTAATACTAATGCGGTCATTTTAATTTTCCTTTGATCTTCTAACTAACACGGTATACTCATTTTCGACATTTAAACCCATTGGGTAAACATCAGGATTCTCAGAGAGAAACTGTTTCATGTTTGTTTGATGCAGTCGCTTCTCAAGTAGGCCGAACGCATTATGTTCTTTGATGAACGCATACGTTGAATCCCAATCGTTTGTCCAATACCGTGATTTAATTGAACGCACAATCGTGCCATGTTTTGTTTTGATACTGTCGGCATTCATCTCCTTACAAGTATCAAGCATCTTTTCCTCAAGCATTTCCATTTGCGCTTTGACTTCGTTGTCTTGCGCTTCCCATTCGGCTTTGAGCATGGCACGCTTATCACGCATTTTGATATACGCTTGTGCAAGTCTATCGAGGGGGATTGTGGAGGGTCGTTCCTCCTGAACTGTGTCGTCCATGTTTTCGCTCCTTTTTGTTTTAGGGATTTTTATTGTATCATAACTTTATACATTGTCAATAGTTTCCGAAGAAATTTCTTGCTTGTATAAGTCAATTATTTTTTGGTGGTTGTTTATGTTACCTCTAAGTAGCCCATAAACTCTGCTCTCAATAGAACTACCTGTGATGTGCACGATAGTCATATTATTAACTTGACCCGGTCTGTCGATACGGGCGTTAGCTTGCAGATAAGTCTCAACGCTATTGCATGGAGCATACCAAATAATTGTATTCGCTGCGGTTAGGGTAAGCCCGTGTGACGCAGCTTGTGGCTGAATTATAAGCACTTTTGGCTCAGGTTCTTCTTGAAACCTTTTTACTATTTCACTACGCTTATTAACGTTGACACTACCGTTTATTACGTCACAAGTAATATTATGCTTTACTAAATACTTCTCTAGTAGTTCTATAGTATGTGTAAACGGTACAAAAACTAGAACCTTATGACTTGACTCGTCTATTACTTCATGCACCACCTTGAGACGGGATGAGACATCAAACTCTATGATCTCCCCAGTGTCAGTGTAAACTGCACCACCGGATATTTGCAGTAACTTATTGATCTGAACCGCCGCATTGACGGCTGAGACTTCTTCGCCAGATGCCTCAATCAACATCTGCTTCTTTAGTATGACGTAGTATTTATGTTGCTGTGGAGTTAGCGGTGCTTCCC